GAAGGTAATGGAAACGCTAATGGAACATTTGTATATACAGGATTTAGACCAGCTTGGGTTATGATAAAAAATACAGAGGGTACAGATAATTGGAATATATACGATAATAAAAGATTAGGTTATAATACTAACTATAGTTTTTTAATTGCAAATGAAACTAATGCAGAAAATACCACAACATCAACTGCAAATTTAGATATAATTTCAAATGGTTTTAAAGTAAGAGCATCAACTGGTCATCTAAACACTTCTGGAGATAAATACATCTACATGGCATTTGGTCAATCATTAGTAGGATCTAATAACATTCCTTGTACTGCGAGGTAACCTCGCATGTACTTCGGTGCTACACCCTTTTCAGCAGCAGCCTTTTCTGATGTAGGATTTAATCCTAATGCTTTTGTTAGTATAACAGGTCAAAGAATAAATGTATCAATTGGAAATGTAACACAAGCAGCAGATGCTAATTTTTCAATTACTGGTCAACGATTAAATATATCAACAGGTGATTCAACTATTGTAGGAAAAGCATTAGTTGCTTTAACAGGTAATAGATTAAACGTAGCTAAAGGGACAGCACAAGCTGCAATACCAAAAGATGTACCAGTTACAGGAAACGAATTTGAAATATCAATTAGTAGTGTTACAGCAAAAGCTGGTTCTAAACCTACTATAACAGGTAATAGATCAAATATTAGTATTGGTAATATAACTGTTATAGGTAAAGCTAATGTTAGTGTAACAGGTAACAGAGTAAATATATCTATAGGAAATGCAGTTCCTAAAGCTAATGCAGTTGCTGTTATAACAGGTAATAGATTAAATATATCAACAACTGCTCTAGGCACTGGTAATTTTGATGTATTTGCAAAGGCTAAAGTTTTACCAGATGGTAATAGATTTAATGTAGCTGATTCAGATATTACATTAAGAATGTGGGAAAATGTCCCTACAAATGCAACACAAACTTGGACGGAGATACCATAATGTTATTTGGAGCAACACCTTTTGCATCAACAACCTTTGCTGGCGTAGGCATTCAAAATGTTGTAGTATTGGTTAACGGTAAAAGAGTCAATATTAACGTAGGAAACACAGCAGTTAGCTTTGGAGTAACTCCAACAAGCAACAGATTTAACCTTGCAACAGGTAGTGTTTCTGTGATATCATGGAGTGAAATAGATCCAAACGCAACAGGGACATGGGTTCCAATAGACCCATTAAACCCATAGGAGAATTATGGCATCGAGTACATCAAGTGATTTAAAACTAGAACTAATTACAACAGGTGAGAAATCAGGTACCTGGGGTACAATTACAAACACAAATTTACAGATATTAGAACAAGCATCATCTGGTTATATATCATTAGCAGTAGGATCTAGTGACGTTGCTTTATCTTTGGCAAATCACGCTACGGCAAATGGTAAAAATTTATATTATAAACTAACTGGTACATTAAATGCAAATAGAACAGTTACTATGCCAGACTCTTCAGAAAGAGTATTCATAGTAGAGGACGCTACAGCTAGATCATCTAGCAATTACACATTAACTGTTAAAACTGTATCGGGAACAGGTTTAGCTTTACCCATAGGATCAACAACTATTTTATATTCTGATGGCACAAATATTACAGGTAAACTACAAACTAAAGGTTATTATACAGTTCCTGGTGCATACACAGCTGTTAATAATGATCAATTATTAATTGACACTTCTGGTGGTGGTATAAGTAGTTCAGTAACTGTAACTCTACCAGCTTCACCTGCAATTGGTAATGAAGTTACATTTATAGATAGTGGTAATAACTTTTCTTCTAATAACTTAACTATTGCTAGAAATGGATCTAACATCTTAGGCGCAGCCTCTAATCTAGTGGTCAGTGTAAATGGCTCCGCGTTTACTTTAGTATATGTAAATGCAACTAGAGGTTGGGTGTACAAAGACAAAATATAGGGTCTAGCATATGGCTCTAATTGATTTTAAATTTAAACCTGGAATCGACAAACAAAATACATCTGTCGGTGCTGAAAATAGTTGGGTAGATTCTGATAATGTAAGATTTAGATATGGTCTCCCAGAAAAGGTTGGTGGTTGGTCATCTCTTGTAACAGATACAATAGTAGGGGTATCTAGAGCACAACACGCTTTTGTAGATTTAGATGGCAATAGATATGTTGCTATTGGTACAGATAAATTTTTACTTATATATTTTGAAGGTCAGTTACATGATATCACACCACTTAAAACGACTTTAACATCTGCAACCATTGCAACTACAAATAATTCACCTACATGCACAATTACAAAATCTACTCATGGTTTATCTATTGGAGATATTGTACAATTAGATAATGTTACTTTACCAGGTGGCACAGGTTTTAGTAATTCTGATTTTGAAGACAAGAATTTTCAAGTTATAACAGTGCCTACAACAAGTACCTTTACAATTACACAGACTAGTAACGCAGGTGCAACTGTATCTACAGGTGGTAGTTTAAGTATAAAACCTTTTGAACCTGTAGGCCCAAGAGCACAATCATATGGTTATGGTTGGGGTATTGATACATGGAGTACAGGTAATTGGGGTGAGGCAGCTTCTGCATCAAGTGTATCACTAGAACCTGGATTATGGTCGTTAAGTAATTTTGGAGAAGTATTAATTGCAACAGTTGCGAATGGTAAAACTTTTACATGGAATGCTGGAGCAGGATCACCTTTAACAACAAGAGCATCTACAACAACATCTAATTTTCAAACAGGTAATAATCCTACTGCTACAAGGGTAACTTTAGTATCTCCAACAACAAGACACTTAATACACTTAGGCACAGAAACAACTATTGGAACTACATCAACACAAGATGATATGTTTATAAGATTTTCTGATAGAGAGGCTATTAACACTTACACACCAACTGCTACTAATACAGCAGGTTCTCAAAGACTACAGGATGGTACAAAAATTTTAGCTGCAACAAAAGCTAAAGAAAATATTTTAATTTGGACAGACAATGCTTTATACACAATGAAATTTGTAGGAGCACCGTTTACATTTGGTTTTGAACAGGTTGGTACAAACTGTGGTATTATAGGTAAGAACGCTGCAATTGAAATAGATGGTGCCGCTTTTTGGATGTCAGCAAAAGGTTTCTTCTTATTTGATGGTACAGTAAAATCTCTTCCTTGTTCTGTAGAAGATTTTGTATATGATAATTTTGATACAACAAAAGGCCAACAAGTATATGCTGGTTTAAACAATTTGTATACAGAAGTTATTTGGTATTATCCTTCAAGTGGTGCAGACTATAATGATAAATATGTTGTTTACAACTATGGAGAAAATACTTGGTATACTGGCACAGAGGCAAGAACTTCTTGGATAGATGCAACAGTATATCAAAATCCTTTTGCTACAAAATATGATTCTTCTGCATCAGGAACTTTTCCTGTAATTGTAGGTGAATCAGGTTTAGGACAAACAACTTATTTTGAACACGAAGTAGGAACTGATCAAGTTAATCCAAATGGAACTACAACAACTGTCACTTCTTTTATACAATCTTTTGACTTTGATATAGCTAACCCACAAATGGGAGAAGGAGAATTTTTCTTAGCTGTTAGAAGATTTATACCAGACTTTAAAAATCTACAGGGAAATGCAAAAGTTACAATGGCAGTGAAGAGATTTCCTCAACAATCTCAAACAACTACCTCATTAAGTCCGTTTACAATTACCTCTTCAACAAATAAAAAAGACACACGTGCTAGAGGTAGATATGTAAATATAAAAATAGAAAATGATGCAGCTAGTGAATCATGGAGATTTGGTACATTTAAGATAGATATACAACCAGACGGTAGAAGATAATGGCTAAAATTACAATAAGAGTACCAGAACCAAAACAACAATATGATGTATCAAACCAAAAACAGATTAATAGATCATTAGCTAGTATTGTAGAACAATTAAATTCTACTTATTTAAATGAATTAAAAGAGGAGCAGGAGCGATTTACCTGGTTTTTAGGTGGCTAATATATATACAAACGTAAAAGCAGATTTGACAACTAGTGGAAATACTAGTATTTTTACTGTTCCAGCAGCTACAACTGCTATTGTCAAGTCTTTTATAGTGTCAAATGACTCAGGATCTGCGGATACTATAGAGATACAAATAGTAGATACATCTGATGGAATATTTAACTTGTTTAAAAGTCAAAATATTGCAGCAAATACTACTGTAGATTTGCTAACAAATCCGTTAATATTAACGGAAAACGAGCAGATAAAAGTACAGGCAACCACTGCAGATAGATTGCATGTAATTTTATCTATGTTACAATTGAATAGGGATTAGATTATGGCATTTAAAGAACCAGGCTCAGTTCGCTACGAAACAATAAATGGCAAAAAAGTGCCTGTTGTTGAATGTGAGGCTGAAATAGTATTAAGAAATACAAAAACAAATTATGAGTATTCTTCTGACAAAGAGGCAGAAGATGATATTGCAAACCCAGAAACAGATACAGTAAGAGAAGATGTTACTAGATCAGTTAAAATTAAAGTAGCGGAGATGCCACCACTAGGTGCTGCATCAGATGAATAATTATGGCAATCAATAGAACAATGATGAAAAGACAACTATACGAGGACGGGGGTCTGGGGTTAGTGCCTAGAGAACAGTATGGTCTTGGTAGTTTTCTTAAAAAAACTTTTAGAAAGGTTACAAAACCTTTTGTAAAGGTAGCACAAAAATTAGTACCTAAAGAAATAGCTAGACCTTTAATGGTGGCTGCTCCTTTTTTAGGCCCCTACGCTCCACTAATCTATGCAGCAGGTTCAGCAAAAGCAACAGGTAGAATAGACCCAGTAAAGTTAGCACTAACAGCTGCACCTTATGTTAAGTTTGAAGGTATCAAACCAGTTCT